CACTTTGCTCGAAGTTCTCGCTCGGCCGTTGAGTCGAGATCGAGTCGTCTTCCGGGGCTTGAAGACTCGAGCCGAGTTTGCGGCCGGAGACGGAGACGGCGAAAAGACGATTGATCCAGAGGGCGGATCTCGAGGGGCTGGCATTATTCGCGGAGCTTCGCTCATCGCGGCCGGAGAAGCTTTAGGGCACGACTCGTGGATCGACGAAACGGCTCTGGATCAAATTGTCGAGCTCGCGGCTGACTCGGACAATGGGATCAAGGTCAGGTTTACTCATCCTAGCATGAGTGGCGACGGACTCGGGAGCTATCTCGGCCGAGCGAAGAACATAAACCGCGACGGAGACCAGGTCTTCGGAGACGTTCATTTTTCCCCGACGGCTCGAGACTCGAACCCGGAAGGCGATCGCGGCGGCTACGTTATGGAACTTGCGGAGGACGATCCGTCGGCGTTCGGTATGTCAATTGTGTTTGATCACGACTTCGACGCTGAAGATCAATTCCGGATCGAAAATCAAGTCTTCGACGACGACGACGACGACAAACAGTACGGTCGGTTTGAGTCGCCAGACGAAGCGAACTCCGACAACTTTCCGCACATTAGATTGGCGAAGCTTTACGGGGCCGACTTCGTCGACTCCCCGGCGGCGAATCCGTCGGGCGTATTCCATAGCGGGCCGACGGCGGCAATTCTCACGCAAGCCGAGAGCGTTCTCGATTATGCGTTTAGTTTATCCGATGACGTTCCCGAGAACTCCGGCGGCTTAAGTGCCGAACGGCTTCGGGGCTTTCTCACCAAGTTTCTCGATTCTCGGGGAATCACTTTTACAAAGGAACCAGACATGACAACGAAGACAACAAAAAAACAACTAGACGACGATCCGGCGGTGACGGAAGTCGAAGAAGTGAACGACGAAGCGGTAGACGACATTGAGGATCAAATCGACGAAGACTCCCCGACGGCCGACGTCGAGCTCGAGCTTGAGAAAGTTTCTCTTTCGGAGCTCGGAAGATTCGTCGACAAGTTTGGGGCCAATGCCGGCTCCGAATATATTCGAGACGGAGTCTCGTTCACTCGAGCGATGGAGCTCGAGTTCGACAAGCTCAAGCAAAATCAATCGCTAGGGATTGGCGACGATCGCGGAGAAAAGGATCCAGTCAAGAAAAATACCGAAAGCACGGCGAAGCGGTTCGGGCTTGCAAAAGGAATCGAAGCTCTCGCGGGCGAGCTATCCTGGAGCGGATCACGATCGAGAGCGGAAATCAACTAAAGGCGGCGAACGGAGTCGCGATCGTTCGCGGCGTTTTTACTCACTTAAAAATTCTTGAAGGGTTTAATCATGGCGGATGCATTTTTGGGTTTGACGGAACTTGCTCAAGTGAACGACAAGAACGTCTTAGACTTGGGGATCTCTGATCTTCTCGACGAAGCTCCGGTTCTGGCGGCATTGGCGGCGGAACCGACGGACGGTGATACCCACAAATATTTGAAACAGACGGGAGCTCCTACGGTTGGATTCCGTTCGGTGAATGCCGGCCGAGAGAATACCAAGTCGACTGACGTTGAAGTAACGGTAACGCTAAAGCTGTTGGATTGTTCTCTCGCGATCGATCAGGCTCTAGCGGATCAGTATCGATTCGGGGCCGAAGCTTACGTAGCACGGGAAGCCGTGCGACATCTCAAGTCGGGCTTTTCACATCTCGAGCAAACGATGTTTGGTGGAACCGGCTTCGACGCTGCGGGATTCTCCGGACTTGGAGACAATGCCGGCTTAAACGGGCTCGCGGATGAAATGGTGCATGACGGCGGCGGAGTCGCGGCGGCGGCTCAGACGAGCGTTTGGGCGATCCGAACCGGGAACGATCTTCGGGATATGGTAGCAATATCCGGAATGGACGGAGAGATCCGGATCGGCGATATTATCTCTCAATTTATCGACGTAACGGGCGGCCGGATGCCGGTGTATGCCGTGCCGGTATTTATGTGGCAAGGGATGCAAATCGGCGGAGCTCGATCGGTTGGCAGGCTTGGCAACATTGACGCTACGGCGACTTTAGACGACGACAAGATCGCCGAAGTTCTATCGCTATTTCCGGCAAATAGAGGGCCGAACATTCTCGCGATGACTCGGACTTCGCTCAAGCAATTACGACAGAGCAGAACGGCGACAAATCCAACTGGAAGTCCTGCCGATTTCCCGACGGAGAGCTTCGGCGTTCAAATAATTACTACGGATAGTCTCACGGCTACTGAAGCTGTTTTGGTGTAATGACTGGCGTATGTCCCCCCCCCGGTCGGACTCATCCCCGGCCGGGGGGTTAGGAGCTCTGAAAGAGGGGAACGGATGACGATCCAAAGTCGCGGAGAGTCGGCGGGCTGGCTCTCGTTAAAGGCGGTAGCGGGCGTCTCAATTACGTTCACTCGAGCGAGCTCGTCGAAGACGGGCACGTTCACGGCAGTGCCGGGCGATACGATCGTTGAGCAAGTCGACGAGACGGGCCAAACGGTCAGACTCAAGGTTCGAGATTATCTTGTATCGAGAACGGACTTTGAGGGAATTGTCGGGGCTGGCTTGGATCCCGAACGACTCGACGAGTTTATTGAACAAGTGGCGGACTACGATCGCACATATCGCACAATCGAGCTCGGCGGCGAGGTTTCTCGCTGGTGGGACAAGAGCGGGCAAGTCTTACGAATTCATACAACAGAAATCTCTAAAGAAACGACGACCACGGCGGGGGCATAAATGGCAATACAAACAACGATCGATGCGGCCGACGCCGTCGCGGCTTTGCTCAACGGGGCTGGACTCTCCGAGCCGATCGCTTACGCTCGGACGTTCGTCCCCGAGTTCGAGCCGGCCGAGCTCACGGCTCCGAAGGGGCTGGTATATCCGGCGACATTATCGGTTGCAAGAGTCGATCGATCGAGCTTCTCGGAAGATAACGGGATCGAAGTCGGGATCGGCCGAACGATCGCGAACGAGACGACAGACGTCGAGATTCATCTTCTCACGGTCGAAGAAGTTAAAGACGTCCTATTGGACGTCGATAACAAAAAAATCACTACGCCTGTAGACGGCGAAGAGTTAACGCTTTCCGGCGAGATCGAGGTCGTTCTATTTGTTCCCGAACTCTTTCGGATGGGAGTCGCTCTCTCGGTGATTCGTATTGAGTATCGGGGGTTCCAATGAGCGGAGCTATAGGCTTTAAGATCAAGCTCGTCAAATTCAATCCTAAAGCCGTCACAAGCAAGACGGATCGAATTCGATTGAGGTTCCTCGGTAAGTTCGGAGCTTTCGCGATGACGACGGCTCGACGGTCTATCAAGTCGGGCGGCAAAAAAAACAAGCAAAGCCGGCCGGGCGAGCCCCCCCGGACTCATGTGAAGTTCTTTAAGAAAGCGATCCGGTTCGCTGTCGATCGCGGCCGGCATTCTGTTGTGATCGGGCCGACAATTGTTCCGACTCAATACGGCGGATCCAATATTCTCAGATCACTCGAAGAGGGCGGCTCGGTGACAATGAGAGAAATTGCTAAGCCGAGACGGCGGGGAAAATTAAAAAAAGACGTGATCCGATTCACGGGAAAGAAAGTTCAAAAGACGATCCGGGCTCGTCCATATATGGGGCCGGCGTTTCGGAAAGAGAAAACAAAGATCGCGGACACTTGGAGAAAGGCGGGCGGTTGAATGGATGCAATGCTCAAAGCTCTCGAGCAATTCGGAGTCTCGGCCGTGATCATCGCGGCTTTTATGACTGGGAGCGTCTATATACTCCGGCGGCTTTTCAACGCGAAAGATGGAATCTTGACGATCGTCGGACAACGGCACATCAAATATTTAGAAGCGACTGCGACGCTTCAACAGAAATTGACGACGACAAACGATCGACTAGCGACGTCGGCCGAGCAAACGGAATCAACTCTCTCTCGACTCGCTGATCGGCACGAAGACGAAAACTCGAGCTTCGCGACGGTACGACTTCATCGATCAGGGATTCACGCTTGCGACGTAATCGAGAAGATCGCGGAAAAACTCGAGATCGGCGACGCTGTCGGATCTTCAATCGATTCGATTCGACGAGAACTCTCGGGGGCGACTTAAGGGGGAACTATGAAAACAACAATTGTTACAATTTTGTTAT